CCCGGCAGTCCCTCGCGGCGCAGCAGCACGTCGGCTACCTTCGCCACATCCAGCTCGCGCGCGGCGTGCTGATCGAGGATCTCGCGCACGATGGCCGATACTTCCTCCCCCGTGACCCGGTGCCGGGCTTCGAGCCAGGCATGGGTGCGTGGCGTGATCTTGGCGCGGAGGTCGTGGAGGTCGAGGGACATGTCAGGCGGCGACCACTTTTTTCGATGCGACGGAAATTGGCCCGAAAAGATCAGGGCGCAGATCTACGCGAGTCACCACACCATTCGTGATCGCCTCGATTTGCACGCACCTATCAGCCGGAACCAGCCCATCACCGCGCGCCAACTTCGAGACAAAGGACTGATAAACGCCCATTGCATCTGCAAGCGCCTGTTGGCTGCCGACGTATTCGATGGCGCGCCTCACGGCCACTGACGATGGAGATTCTGCATATGGCTTCGCTTTCATGCATTCAGAGTAATACCGTAAGTATTTCCCTGTCAACACCTCCAGTGTTTCAATGCCTGCGCGATCATCTAGCGATGGTCGAAAAGCCCCCGGACACTGCTTTCGCGCACCGATTCGCGGAATGCCTGCGCGACTTGGGCATGGATCGCCTCAGCCAAAGTGAGCTTGGCGCGAAACTCGGCGTAACGCAGGGCATGGCGGGGCGCTACCTCAAGGGCAAGGACAAGCCGAAGGGCAGAAACCTCGAAGAAATGGCTATTTTGTTCGATGTCTGCCAGGAATGGCTGCTTACGGGGCGCGGTCCCAAACGCCCCGGAAGATCGGAAGACGACGCGCTCGACATGACGGGATTGCGGCCTGATCAAAAGGCCGCACTGCGGGCGCTACGCAATACGCTTACGCAACACCACGCAAGCAACGACCACTAACCGACAATCCGCCCGAGTAGTACCTTTCGCAAAGAAATAATACTTTCGGTGTTGACACATAACACCGCGAGTATTAGATTTACTCCCAAGCCGCCCGCCCCGGGCGCCGAAGGGAGAACCGCGATGCCGCAGCCCACTCGCCCCACCTGGACCAACTCCGGCCACTGGCCCACCTGCCACAAGAGCCAAGCCGACGCCGGCTTGCCCGATGGCCCGCTGGATCACCCGGAGCCCGTCACCAACCGCCAGCGCCTGTACTTCGGCGTGCTGATCGGCCTGCTGATCGTCGGCCCCGCACTGATCGACGTGTGGGGTGCGCTGTGACGGTCGCCGCCTCAACCGTGGCGCTCGAAGGCGCGGCCGAGACTGCCGCCGGCAGGTCATTCGACCTCGAGCTCGTCGCGGTCAAGGATTCCGGTGACCAGCTCACGGGCTACCGCCTGTACACCCCGGACCAGAGCCGCCGATCGCGGCTGTACCTGTCGCGCGAGGATGCCCTCGACGCGTGGATTTCCCGATCAATCGAGTGGGAGGACTGATCATGCAGTGCAAGCGCACCTACACAAAGAGCGGCCCGGTGTGGCATTTGCTCGCTGACGGGGTGGTTTTCTACGGGCGCACGATCAGAGAGGCCGTGGCGCGCTACCAGGCGCACAGCCGCGCGCGGCGTGGGGGGGCGGCATGAACACGATGACGCTGCAGGAGGTCATCGCGCAGCTCCAGCACGCCCTGAAGCGCGCTGAAGAAGCCGCGCATCGCGGCGACGGTGCGCGTGGGTATATCGACGCCTACTCGATCCTGTCCACGCACGTCGAGATAGTGACCGGCGAGCTGATGATTCGTCACCGGACCATAGGAGGCGCATCGTGAAGGCCGACGACATCCTCCGCGCCGGCCTCGACACGCTCGTTCAGCGCGGCGTGAAGCGCGACCAGCCCGACGGCGAGCGATCCATGCCGCGCATCGTGCACCTGTTCCACGCGATGACCGGCATACGCCTGACCGAGCGCGAGGGCCTGCTGTTCATGGTGGCGCTGAAGCTGGTGCGCGAGGGCCGCGGCGCGCCGGATGCCGACGACTACATCGACCTGGTGAACTACGTGGCGCTGGCCGGCGAGGCCGCACTGGCAACTGGTAAGGAATCCTTACCAGTTCACGCCGCACCCTCAGTTGTCAACGAACAGTTGACGACTGCCGCCACCGCCCACGCCGAACTGCAAGACCTGCTGCGCCAGCGCTACGAGCAGCTGGGCACCGCATCGGTGTACGGCCTTCCCGACGGCACACGCGCGACGCAACGCCCCTGCCGCGGCTGCGACGGCACCGGCAACTGCGCCATTAACCGGGACTTGTGGTTCACGCCCTGCCCGGCGTGTAGCGGGACCGGGCAGAGAGTCGTCGGAGGTGATGCGTGACTGCCTATCTGGATTTTCTGAATGCGAAGGCGCAGATAGGATCGGATTCCGGCTTTGATCCCACCTTTTTTCCGGATCAACTATTTGACTTCCAACGCGCGCTGATCGAATACGCGGTTCGCAAAGGTCGCGCGGCCATATTCGCCGACTGCGGGCTAGGCAAGACGCTGATCGGGTTGACGTGGGCGGCGAATGTCGCCACTCACGCGGGCAAGCCGGTTCTATACGTAACGCCACTCGCGGTAGCTCAACAGACCGTGCGGGAGGCTGCAAAATTTGGGATTGACGCGATCCGATCTATCGACGGAATCGCCCGCGGCGCCTTGGTCATCGTCACCAATTACGAACGGCTGCACTATTTCAATCCGCGGGACTTTTCCGGCGTGGTGTGTGACGAGTCCAGCATCCTGAAAAACTTTGCCGGGCGCCGGAAGTCCGAAATAACCGCGTTCATGCGCCAGGTTCCGTACCGGCTCCTTCAAACCGCTACCGCAGCGCCTAACGATTACATCGAACTAGGAACATCGTCCGAGGCCCTCGGGTACATGGGGCACATGGACATGCTGAATCGCTTCTTCAAGAACGACTTGAATAACTCGGCTACCGGTCGGATGCGCGGCGAGGTGATCAAGTGGCGGCTGAAAGGTCACGCGGAGCTGCCGTTCTGGCGTTGGGTTTGCTCGTGGGCGCGCGCCGTCCGTAAGCCGTCTGACCTTGGCTTTGACGATGACCGATTTGTTCTGCCGCCGCTGAATGAGGTTGAGCACCTGGTCGAAGCCGAAACGCTGGCCGATGGGATGCTGTTCGCGATGCCCGCGGTAGGAATGGCGGAGCAGCGCGACGAGCGCAAGAGAACGGTGCGCGAGCGGTGCGCGATGGTTGCCGATCTGGCAAACAGGTCCACGGACCCGGTTCTGGTTTGGTGCCACCTCAACGAGGAGGGCGACACGCTTGAAGACATGATCCCCGACTGCGTGCAAGTCAGCGGATCGGACAGCGACGATAGGAAGGAAGACAGGCTGATCGCATTCGCCGAAGGGCGCGCCCGCGTGCTGGTCACGAAACCAAAGATAGGCGCGTGGGGGCTCAACTTCCAGCACTGCAACCACGTCACTTTTTTCCCTTCACACAGCTTCGAGCAGTATTACCAGTCGGTCAGGCGATGCTGGCGGTTTGGGCAGCAACGCGAGGTGCGCGTAGACATTGTAACCACCGAGGGCGAGCGTGGCGTGATGAAGAATTTGCAGCGCAAGGCCGCCCAGGCAGACGAGATGTTTTCCCGGCTCGTGGCTGAGATGAATCAGGCAATAGCGATAGATCGGGCAAACAACATGCACACTAAAATGGAGGCGCCGTCGTGGCTGTAATAGACCAGAGAATCACCGAAAAGTATGCCGTTTATAACGGCGACTGCATCGAAGTTATGGCCGATTTTCCGGCAGACCGCGTTCATCTGTCGATCTACTCACCGCCTTTCGGCGGGCTGTACCACTACAGCAGCAACGAGCGAGACCTCTCAAACTGCGACGACTACGGGTCTTTTTTCGACCATTACACATTCGTAGTGCGCGAGCTTTTCCGCTTGACGATGCCGGGGAGAATCACAGCCGTTCATTGCATGGATGTTCCGCGCAGCAATAGCGGGACAGACAGCTACATAGATTTCCCTGGCGACATAATCCGACTTCACGAGGCGGAAGGATGGCTCTACACCGGGCGCCGAGCAATATGGAAGGAGCCGCTTGCGGTGAGGCTGCGCACGATGCAGAAAAACCTCGCGCACCAATCGCTAGTCGAGGACTCGATTGATTGCGGTGTGGCGGCGGCCGACTTCCTGCTGACTTTCCGCAAAAAAGGCAAGAACCCCGTGCCAGTCGCTCACCCTGTTGGGATGCTGGATTACGCGGGCGAGAGGCTTCCGCCGGCCGATCTCCTTCCGTTTCGCGGATGGACTGGGAAGCAGACAGAGAACAGATGGTCTCACTGGATATGGCGGCAATACGCCGACTGCATGTGGGATGACATCCGAATGAATCGCGTTCTGCCCTATCGCGAGGCGAGGGATAGCGAGGACGAAAAGCACGTACACCCGCTGCAGCTGGACGTTATCGACCGGTGCGTTGAGCTGTTCAGCAACAAGGGCGAGACGGTTTTTACTCCATTTATGGGCGTCGGATCAGAGGTATACAGCCCGGTCCTTCTCGGTCGGCGCGGCATCGGCGTAGAGCTAAAGCCGAGCTATTACCGCCAGGCGCTGAAGAATGTCGAGCTTGCCGCGCTCGGGCGGCGGGACACCGAAGAAAATGAGTCGCTTGATATCGACCACCGGGAAGGAGATGCGGCATGACCGACGCCGACATCAAGCACCTACTCTGGCTCGGGCTCGCCAGTGACGAGATCTGGTGCGCCATCGCCGAGCCCGGCCCGTGGACCCTGCAGACCGATCCGACCGACTGCCGAGGAGACGACCATGCCACAGCAGGAAGAGATGTTCGCCCCCGCCGATCTGGCGACCCTCGAAGCACGAGCACGCGCGAATGCCGAGCGCATCCGTCGGCGCTACCAGGAGCCCGAACGCCGCACGCCGCCGTGCCCGGATGTCGCACGGGCGCACCTTGACACCATCCACCGCATCCTCGGCGAAGACCAGCCTGCCGAGGCCACACCCTGAAAGGAGCCTGATATGCCCGTGAGAGACGGCCAGCGCATCGAGCCGCTGCCGATCGGCCCGATCACCATCGTGCGCTGGCGCCCGCATACCGAGCAGGCGCCACTCGGCACGGTGGCGCTGATCGGCGTGGAAGCCAGCGAGGGTTCGTTTCTGCTGAACGACATCTACGAGCTGACGGAAATCGGCTGGTGCTCGGAGGAGACCGGTCGGCCTTTGCACCTCGACGTGTACCACTGGCTCCCCGAGCACGAGCTCCTGGCCGGACTGAGGGCGCCCACATGAGCCCACGCGGCCCTATCGCGCGCTGGACGCCGGAGCTCGACGCGATACTGATCGAGCACTTCCCGACCATGCCGATCGCCTCGCTCAGCTTCCTGCTGGGCCGCACGATCCCGGCGCTGAAGGTCCGCGCGCACAAGCTGCGTCTGCGGCGTGATCCGGAGATCTCCCGCGCCACGCGCCAAGCCGCCGGCATCGCGGGCTACGCTGCCGCCGAGAAGCGCCGAGCCGGCGAGCCGGTGCTGCGCAAACCCACGCCACAGCCTCCACCGCCACCCACGCGCCCCGACCTGCGCGAGACCGGCCCCGACGCGCTGGCCTACCAC